TCAATATTATCCTTTGTTTTTGAACCGCCCATTCCTTTACATTCGATATGGTGTATATCAACTGCCTCACCTTTACATACTTCGCACGGTATAAAATCCGATTTGTCATACCCGAAAAATTTAAGGTATGTTTTTGTATATGGTTTCACGAATTTATAAGATTTAAAATTGCGTCAATGTCGGACTTTACTTTTTTGCCGTATGCGTTTCTGAAAAAGATAAAGTTCTTAATTGATTTCCTTGCATGAAGCACACTTGCGTGGTCACCTATATTTATAAACGTGGCATAATCTTTTAACGTGTATTGTTGCCCCCAAATTAATTCACTAAGGTAGCACCATAAATGTCTAGGGTAAACATATTCTTTTTTACGTGACTTGCTTACAATATTTGCCTCCGATTCATTGCAGTATTCAGCGATTATATGTAAAAGTTTACCCATTGTTATTTTACCGATTGCTGGCAAAATTTTACTTTCAACCTTTACCCCCTCCTTTTCAAACTTTCGCATCCAAACATTTGCCGCGAAATTAGTTACTGTTATTGTTAGTGTAGTCATATTATAAAATTTCGATTTCTTTTAATATTTCGTCTAAGTCTTGATCGGTTGGGTCGGATTTCCTTAAAACTTCAATAGATACCTTTGCAATCTTTTTAACCACATGAAGCGGCAAAGTCATACCGTCGTTACATTCGGGGTCAAACATCGTTACCATGCCTATTTTTTGGCAAAGTTCTAAGGCGGTTTCTTGGTTACTCATATCTTATCAAATCAATAGTTGTGCCAAATTAGAATAAATATTAAATCCCTAACTTTTTCCAAAACTTTTCTTTTTTTGATTCCATGTTTAACTCATTTCGCCAGCCTATAAAATCAAATACGGTTTCATTTATACCCTCAAAATCTAATTCTAAGGGCATTAACTCACTATCTAGGTCGCTAATTTTCGCCCTCGATAGTTCCTGTTGTAGTTCCGTTTCCGTTATATTCATTGATATAATTTTCTACTTTAATTTTATTTTCGGGTAATTTTAAAAAGTCTATGTAGGCCAACTTCTTAGCATCGTAAATCAATGCTTTGTTATCCCCTTGTAAATACTTCTGCAGGACCTCATCAATTTTTTTCAACTCCAAAACATTCCTAACAGTTACTTTGCTAGCCTCAAATATGCCTTTTGCTTTTTCAACATACTTTTTTTTGTCCTCACTTTGGACCGTGTAAATTCCTTTTTCACTTAAAATATCGTATTTCCGGGTGTCGAAGATTAAAACACCACCTTCAAAATCTTTTAACACCCTGGTTAATGTATTCAAATCCGTTGCGGTTTCGCTTACCGGCAGCCGTGGCCTACTATCTATTTCCTTTTGCTTAATTTCTTGTATTGTTTTGAATTTAACCTCTCTAAATGCGTTTAATACATCAGTCATGAATTCGCCGGAAAAATTATTGTAGTGGTTTTTGCGGTCTATAAATTCCCGTTTGTTGTCAATTACCACCTCAAAACTAAATTCACGGTCCAAATTCATTTTGAAAGCTAGCTTAAACTCCCACAAATTCAAATCTGAATACTTCAAAACATACCTTTCAAAAAGTAGGTTTATCAAATCCTTATCTGGGAAACTGCACCCGATCAAAGTACAGATTTCCAAAAGTGTGTTGCTAAAATTTATTAAGGTCGCGTTATTTTCCTTAATTGCCAAAACCGCGATTTCTAATTTCTTCGGCGGTAGGTCCGTCTTTGAGTTGTTCAAAAACTTTTGCAATATCTGAAATGTTTGATCTTCCGATTTTGCCACTATTTGCATTTTGTCCATTTTGAATTTCTGATATTATTTCGTTAAACTTTGAATCTAAAATATTGAGGTCTTTGTCTTTGAACCAATCCGGCAATTTAATACACATATTTTTAAAAAGTGCAATTACCTTTTCGGGGGCTGGCGGTTCGCCGTCTTTATCTTTTAAAATTTTTTTAAGTTTTGTAATTATGGATTTTAACGCTTTCCCTTGCTGACCTCCAAAGGTCCAACCTAAATGAAATTCTTTTAACCAAAAATCTAAACACGGTGAAAATTCGGGGGGTGGCGTTTTCGCCACATGGTTTTTAAGGTACAACAATATACTATCTAAGTTATCTGTTATTAGTTTAAAGTTACTAGTTACTAGTTTTATATTGTGTATAGGTTGAGGTGTTGCTGCTTGTATCAGTGCTTGTATGTGTTGAGGTACGTCTGCTTGTATAGGTTGAGGTACAGTAGAGGTGCTTATTTGTACCTCTACTTTTTCACTTTGTGGAACATTTAACCCATCTTTTAAAGGTATAATTTTAATCATTGGGGCTTTCCAATTATTTAAACCGGGGGTATATTCAATAAGTTTCCAATCGGTTAAATCTTTGAGGCATTGATAATAGGTTTTTTTTGAAGATATGCAACTTCCGGCCATGGCCAAATCGTAGGGGCATTTAAACCACTCCGCCCAACTATTCCTATTATTTTGATTAATAAGGAAAACATATAGCGAAGTATGTTGAGGTTTAATTCCTTTTTCTTGGTTGTTAAATACCCAAGAATAGAAACCCTTAATTTGTTCAAACCCGTTAATTCTCATAAGCAAAGTAATTCATTAGAGGCAAAACGGCCATCGCATATTTCATAGTGAAAATGCAAAGTTACATCGGTATTAGATTTGCCATTTAAAAGCATTTTTCTTGCATCTTGGATAAGGTGTCTAGGAATGTATTTAAAACACTTTTCACGTGCTATATCTTCGATTTCGTGGCATATTTCGCAAAGTGCTATTAAAGCCTCATTAGGATAATCCCACGGTTCTGTATTTGGTAGGTAAAATTTATGGTGGACCTCCAATTTGTATTCATCCTTATATTCGTATTCTTGGTATTCCAATTCTGTAAAGTCACCATAACAATAAACGCAACGGCAACGATCACGCTCAAGTATTTCGGCTCGTTTGTTTTGCCATCGTTGGTCGCGCAATTTTTCGGAGTAAGTCATAATGTAATAAACTAAAAAACCCCAAGTGCAGGGAAGTGCAAATGGGGCTTTCAGTATTGTTAAGTTGCCTTAACTATTTGAAACTAGGTATTCTTCCCAACACCTATGAATATTAAATTTAAGATACAAATATAATCAAAACTTTGGAATAAACAAATTTTATTTTGAGTTTAATTCATCTATTTCTTTTTTAATTTCAGTTACCGCTTTTAATGCTTGTTCGAGTTTGTCAAGTAAAACTTCCTTTTCTGAAAGTTCACGGTAAAATTCAATCCACCTTACATCAGGATTCCCATTTTTTGGATAATCGATTGAACAGAAAAAGTCGGTTGCCCCGTTTTTTAATGCTTCGTTTATTTGTTCTTGAAGGTTTGTAATAGCCCCGAAAGCGTTACCACGAGGGAAAATATCTTATTTCATTTCACCGTACTTTAGTGAGTAGTTTAGGGGTTTGGGTTGCTTTTCCATTATACAAAATCAAATAAGGTAGGGACGTTTATTTTGTGATTCTTGGCCTTTATATAAAATACTCCATCATCATAATATTCGGGGTTTAATTCAGTTGAAATTGCCCGTCTATCCATTTCAATAGTTTTGTAGGCTGTTGAAAATAAACCGCCAAAAGGATCATCTATTAAATCGCCGGGGTTTGTGAATCTATTAATTAACCTTTCAATTATATCGAGTTGTAAGGGGCAAATATGTTTTTCCTTTTTACTATTGGCTTGATTTGTGTTTAAGGTATTCATACGGTTTATATCAGTCCAAACCATGTCCGTATTTGAGTGAACCGGCAAACTCATAAATAAACGTGAAAGCCTACCTAACTCCTCCAAATAATCACAATTTTTTAAGTGATCTTGTAAACTATAAATATTTTCTTTGTTATACTTTTCCCATGCGTTGTAAATAACTGAAGGTGTGCATTGCTTCATTTCGTCGTAACTTAAAAAGCGATTGCCGGAACTTCTTTGATATGCGTGTGCATCTAATTGCCATTGTGCAATAGTATAATCATCTTTACTTTTTTTAATAGGATCGTCAGCGTATGCGTTATTCATTTCGCTAGGTGCTTTTCTAAAAAGCAATACATACTCAGGTAATCCAACACCCATTTTTGAAGCATCTTTGCACTGTTCTGAATAACCAAGTCTATATGTTTGGTTATTTTCCCTTACTACATCAGTAGTTACTGTAATCTTCCCCATCAAATAAAATCCATTATCTACGAAATGCTGAACGGTTTTCCCGCTAAAATCTTCTAATGTAGTGAATGAAGTCCCATTTTGATATGAGTAACGAATACGGTCTTTTACGTGGATTGCGGCTACGTGTCCGGGCTTTAAAACTCTCAATAAATTAGGTGTTAAAAACTCCATTTGTTTAAAAAAGTTTTCATTTCCGTGGTTATGTCCAAAATCGTTATAATTATCTGAGTATTCATAATGATCACCAAATGGGATTGACGTTAAAATGAAGTCCACGGAATTGTCCGGCATTTCATTTCTATCATCATGAATTGTAACTGTATCATTATTGTAAAGTGTAGCTTTACCAATTTGAATTTTACGACCTCCTTTAAAAATTTGACGTTGCATTTGTTCTTTAATTATTTGTGTGTTTAATCCGTATTCTTTAACTAAATCTATCATGTTTTTTTGTAGTTGTTTATGGTTTTCCCATTTTTCAAAAAGCGATTTCAAAACAGGATCTTCGTTTTCTGTATAAATTATATCAATATGTACTTGATTCTTTTGCATGAATCGTAAAATCCTATGTATTGCTTGTATAAAATCGTTAAACTTGTAATCTATACCTACAAAAATAGCATCACTACAATACTCTTGAAAGTTACAACCAGATCCGGCTATCTTTGGCTTAGTGAGTAAATACTTATATTTGCCCTCCGAAAATTCAATTAATAAATCTTCTTTTACTGCATTTTTTTGACCTCCGAAAACTGAGCGGTAATCTTCATCTTTAAATAACTTTTCGAGTATATCTCTTTCATATTCTAAATGATGCCAAACTAAGGCGGTTGGTTTGGTAATTGCCAACTCATAAGCCTTTTCACATCTTGTAATAACACTTTCGCGCTTTTCTTTGCTTACTTCTATAAGTGAGCGTGAAAGGTCTTTAAACATAACCAAATCACCGTATTTATTGATATGGCCGTCTAACATATCCTTATCAGTTTTTACGCGATGCTCATGAATTATAACCTCCGGCAAATCATAACCCGTATTGTCATAGCCTAAATCTGAAGGATCATTTATAAAAACCGCCCATGTACTTACCCATTGCCAAAACTCTTTTTTCTTATTTTCGTATAAGGTCAAATGTCCGGCCTTAGTTGAATCTCTTTGAAAAAATCTAGTTAGTAAATGCCCACGGCTTGCAACTCCTAAAAATACGGCATAGTTAAGTATTTCTATGTAGTCGTTAGGTGTTGGGGTTGCCGTTGCTACAAATCTATACGGTACTACTCCAAAATGTTTTAAAACGTAATTCGTGGTTTCGGTTTTTAGGTTGCGTAAAATCGAGGCTTCATCAAAACTCACTCCGCAAAATTTAGAAGCGTCAATATCTCCCTTTCTTACACGTTCATAATTAGTAATGTAAATTTTAGGCTCGTAATTTTCAACAGTATCGGAATCTGTAATATAAACAACTTCAAATCCAGTTCCTAGCTTACCATTGTCGCGCTTAAATTCGCCGGCCACAGCCAAAGGCATACATATTAAAAAGGGTTTATTTTCTTTTTTAATACATTGCGCCGCTATTTCTAACTGCATAAATGTTTTGCCTAATCCAAATGAAGCGAAGATTGCCCGGCGGCCCCCTTTTAAACTCCAATGGCAAATGTCTTTTTGGTGTGGTTTTAGTTTTTGATTAAGATTTTCGTATTCGATATCGAAGCCAAAATCTTCTGAGATAATAATTTTGTTTTGTAGGAATTCTTCGTATTCAGTCATATAAATTTAGTTAGTTATTTTACCATAGCATTTACCATGCCAATTATAAGTTAAAATGTTTAAAAATATTGATTAATATAATTTAAGTGTGTTTCTTTGGTATCCAAAAGTTCACCGTTTAATTTTCGGTACATTTTGCGTTCTTGATCGTAAACCATAAACCTATGAGCGGTATTGTGGTCTTTTACAGATAACTCAATTACATCTTTTGCGTGTTCAATATTGTAACTCCAATGGTGTAAATGGTTGCCTTTTATAAGGGGTTTTAAATTTCCAGCCAAACTATTAACTTTGCTTTTTTCGGGATATTTATTTTTGTACCGTTCAATAATCTCTCTCTTTTTTTCTGTTGTTGGCTTATTTGCACCCCTATAATTAAGCCTATAATATTTTTCACGCCCTCTATCTTTTTCCTTTTGCAACCATTCGGGATTATTTGATAAATAACCAGCGCGAAAAGAAACATCTTTTTTAGCGCAATCTTTACACTTATTTAAGTGACCGTCTGCCATTTGTTTGTGCTTATAAAATTCACTCAATGGCTTTTCTGTATTACATTTAAAGCAATTTTTCATACTTCAAATATACAACCAAAAATACTAAAAAGGTAGTAAAGTTATTCACCTTTTTAGAAAGGCAATTCGTCAAGGTTTGAATTATCAAAGGTTTGCAATGTTGGTTGCGGTGTGTCATCAACTCTTTTTGGTGTAGCCGTTTTATTTTGTGGATCAACAAAAGAACCGTTTAAGTTTACTTGTACTTTAAAGGCTTTTGCATCGGTAAAATACTTACCGTTGTACTCCCGACTTTCCACCTCAAAATCTACCTTTACATTCGTACCTATTGCGATATTGCCAGCCGTTCCAACGGTTTCGCCCCATGTTACAAACGCTATCTTTTTAGGATATTTCGGGTCGGGTGTTTCGATAACAAAACCGCCCTTTTCCCATGATCCGTTTTTACCTTCGCCCGTTTGGGTTGGTAAGTGATTAATTAATTTTCCTTCGATTTGCATTTTTACAATTTAATTAGTGGTGAATATTTATTGATTAATTCTATTAGCTGGTTTTGGTCTGATTCGTTTACGTCAAACTCAAATATGTTGAGGTTTTTATAATCGCTTTCGGGTAGTAAGTATGGAATCTTCATTTTAAGCGGGTCTTTGTAGGTAATCTCATCATATATCCACTTGTATTCAAATTCATCAATACCTTCCATATTTTCGATAAACTCCGCTATTTTTGGGAGTTCTTCTAATGTCGGGCAAAACACAATTAAGGCGATCCGTTTTTTATAGGTTAAAATTGAGTTTCCGATAAGTTGCTTAAAATAATTGTCGTGTTCTTGTTTAAATATTTCATAACCTAAAGTACAATTTTCTACAACCTTACAAAACGATTTCAATGTAAATGGGTTCTTTTCTTCTCCAACTAATTCAGTTGCGATAATATCCGGCGAACCCGCGAACGTGTCAATAGTCGGGTGGACAATGGTAGTTTTATGTTCCATTTTCCACGACACGGGCAAATAGGTTTCATTAACGTACAATTCCATAAGCGAACCCCAGGACATTTCATAACTGAAAGTTTCGCTTTTTAAAGAACGCTTTAATTTGCGCTCGTATCTTTTTTCCGCTGCGTACTCTTTTGCTTTCGCTGGGGTTGAAAGTCTGTGAAGTTCTGAGGACGTAAACCGACCTATTCTATTTTTATCCATTATTTTAGTTGATTAATTAAATTTTTAAACCCCCTGCCGTCTTTAATTGATTTGCCCGAGGCCCACCCCGTAAACGGAAAGTATTTAACTTTTGCCCCTTTAAACATAAATTCCAATGTGGTAGAATCTTCAAACATTATCGCAAATCCTAACTTTGCAAGTTCAGCCTTACAATATTTGAGTCGTTTAGATTGAATTTTATCTTTTTCATCGGATAAATTAACAAGTTCTTTTTCTGTGTAGTTATTCATTATAATTTACTTAAATTATTTTTAACCTTATTGTAATCCTTTGAAATTTTACCGTTAATTACTTTCTCAATATCAGTAAACTCACTAGCCTTTACTTTGTCCTTTTTCAACTCAAATAAGGTTTCTAATGCGTTCCAATCCAATTCACTTGCACTTACCACCTCCACGGCGTTAAAGTCCTCAGCGTTGTAAATATCGGCAGCGATACCAATTTCAGCGGCACATTTTTTAAGGCAATCAGTCGCGGCGGCTTTGAGGTCGTTACCAATCGACAAAGGTATTTTTTCAAGTCCTTTTGAAACTTCATCAGCACTTTGTTTTCTATACATTATATCCTTATTTCCAAACTGCATTTTAATGATTTGCCGACCGTTTGCGCGACAAGTTAAGCGACCTTTAACAATTGCTTCACCGTGTAGCACAAGTTGCTCTACTATCTCAAAATCCCAATCCCAACCAAACATAAGGTTAAGTTGTTTTTTCACATAACCGCCCGTTACATATTTCCATTTGCCTCCACCTTTCGCGGGGCGTTCTTTTACATATTTTTCGGGTGTGTGCTTCAACAGTTTATTTAACTGTTCAGTCTTTAGCATATTGTCGGATACATAGGATAGTTCCTCGTCCGTTACTACTTTTAAAACTTGTGTCATTATTTGATTTGATTAATTATTTTCAGTTTCAAGAACTATGCCATGTTCGGCTAGGTTTGCGAATTTTGCCATTACCTCCAAAAATTTAGATTCAAAGAATTCGGCGGTAGAAGGTTGTGCGTTAAGTGGTTCGTGGAATATTGAAGATACGTGACCTTCTCCTATTTCAAGTCCGGCCCCTCCAAAATAAACTTTTAAGGTTTTTTTCTCAGATAATATTTTCCATGCGATATAATCTGTTGCGTAATAACTAGGAATTTGAATTTCGCGTTCGGTTTCAACGGTGTTCGATGTTTTGATTTTGATTGTTGTCATGTGATTTAGTTAATTAAAGTATTATAATGTTTGAGTGAGTTTCTGCAAGTTTTAAGGCTTCTGATTCGTGGATTGTTTCATGGAAAACTTCTTGATCTGCTAGGTATAAAATCAATGTGAAATAATCGTTGTCTATCCTATCAAGTGTGCCTTTTGAAAAGTTGGGGAGTTGCATATTTAGTTAATTAATTTATAGTCCAATATCGTGCCAAAGGTTATTCTATTCCTAGAAATTGCTTAAGTTCAATTGCGTATTCATTCCCACAATAAGAATCATGCCCCATGCTGCCTTCAACTAATCTATGTTGTAATGCTTCTATTGTAGTTTCTGATAAGTCAAATTGCCCCTCTAATCCATAACATGAGCAATGACCCCCATTTACTTCAAATAACTTCCCTTCATTTTCTAACAACACAAAAGCATCACCGCTATAATCTTGATAACTGTATGTGGCAAAGAGTATTTTACCTTCGATGCTTTTAATTTGAAAGTCTTGTAATAATCCTTCTTGTTTTGTTTCTGACCAATCATTTAAAAATATTGGTTCTTGTTTTACAATTTCTTCTAATGGTTTCATGATATAATTGGGTTTAAAGGTTAAAATTTCTGTTCAGTATTTTCTACGTAATTGTCGTTGTCCGAAACTTCAAACAGTTCGTCGGATATGATAATGTTTATAACGTGGTATTCGGTATATGGGCATGGTTCAGCCTCGTTTAACATACCGTTTACGCAATGGGGGCAAATGTTATTTCTCATTTATTTCGGGGTTAAAAAGGTTATAGATTTGTTCTTTTTGCTCAAGTGTGGCTTTGTCTTTAAACTTATAAAACCAATTTTCTATTTTGATTTTACGGTTTTGCTCTTTAAATTCTGCTAATATTTCGGGGGTTTCAAATTGGTATCTTTCACCATAACCCCCGCCAATAACCTTAAATGAATCAATATATTCACTATCGCTATTCCACCCTAAATTTTCAGATTCGTTTTTTAGTTTTTTACCGTTAGCTAAAATAGCCGTTGTGTTTGTAAGTCTTACAACAGTTGTAAAGTCGTAATTTGTGGAACTCCAATGACTCCAAATCTTTACAACTTTATCTCCTACAATTAATTTCCTTTTTTTCATTTTATACTGCAATTAAATTTATGTAAGATTTAAAAATTAGTTTATAATTCGAGTTCCGCTCAACGGGTTTCTTTTTGTGTTCTAATTCGTAAAAAATCATTCCAAATTCTTCGCCCGTTAAAACCTCTACTTCAAAAAGTTTTGTGTTTTCAAATTCTTTGAGTGGTTTATATCTCCACTTGGCAACTTCGCCTATTTTTCTTGTTCCCATATCGTTGTGGTTCTATGTGGTTTGGTTGGTTTCATTTGGCTACTTTAATTTTACAATTACATTATCATCTTCGCCCTCGGTAAGTGTGTATTTTGCTTTACAATAGTAACAAGTCGCGGTTTTGTTGTTTTTGATAAAATCCTCTACACTATTATCTTCCATCTCATATTCATCTATACAAACCCTACCACCACAACCACAATTGAAAGTAATATTACAATCGTATGTGGTTTTTTCTGTATATTCAAAATCAACATTTAACCCGTCCTTAAACGCTTCAAAGTTTTTCAGCAAAGCAATCTGTTCTAAATTGCCATGCTCCAACGGTACTACTTCGCCCGTGTCGCTTATGAATTGGTGGTTTATGAGTTTCATTTTAATATTGTGGTGTAAAATTGTTGTCCTTTGCTTTGCCCGAAATTAAAACCTTATTGACGAATTTGTGAAACTTCACCCAGTTGTTTAGATTTTTCGCGGGTTTAGGTGGTTTTGCTACTGATTGGATTGATAGGGGTTTCATGGGGTTAAAGTGAATTGTATTCCTTAGAGTATTGTTCTATTTGGTTACTTATACTAACTATCATTTCTGAATTTTTTAATATGTCATTTATAAAAACGTTACTGCTAGAAGTAGATATTTTGGTTAGTTTAATTAACAAACTTCTTAAAAGAAGTTCAATTTCTTGTTTACGTGTCATTTAGTGTTTGAAGGAATTAAAAAGCTATCAACCCAAATTTGATTTCCTACTTTATACATTGGGTTTATTGCTTCGGTTATTTCTACTTTAATTTGCTGGGATGATACTTGAATAATTTTACAAACACATCCATTTGTAATAACTTCCATCCCTAAATTAGGGAACAGGGCTTTTATATTACCCTGTTCCATTTCTCTATTTAGTTCCATATTGCGGCGTGTAATTTAGCAAGTGATTTAATGTGATTCACTTGGTCAATAGTTCTGCGTAATTTTTTTGGTGTGTTGTTCCACATCATTTCGTAAGTTGCTTTCCAATTTGGGTTTGTAGTTGTCATGGGGTAGTTAATTAAACTGTTATAGTTGTTAGGTTCATTCCAACAACTATGCCAAACTCACGCCTCAATGTTTATAGGTGTTTCAGTTTCTCGAATTTTCAAAGTGTAGGTTTTTGGATACTTTTATTCGCCGGGAAAGGACACATCACCACCGTTTCAATTTTCTGCATACTTTAGCTATGCGATAATTATGCCAAAGATTTATAAAAATAAATTTGCGTATATCGAAAGAATGTTTTTATTTTGTGGTGTTCTTAAATTTATTGCAAAAAATGTTATCGGGGGGTAACAAGTAAAGTATAGGTACAATGAGTACATATAAGAAGTCTTAATCAGTCCCCCCGCTGCTTAGGGCTTTTTTTATGCGCTATACTTTTATGCGTTTTTAACACGGTTGGGGGTATAGTTTAAGTCAAACAATGGGGAGTGAATATTGACAACGCTAGAGCAAAGGAAAACGGCGTTCACAACGGAATAGATACCGCAATGAGTTTCCAACTTAATAACCACTATTGGTATATTGAGCAAAGTTGAAAGGGTCGACAACTCAAATCAAGTTTGTGCTTCAACTAAGCAATTTTTTTTAAGTTGCTTAGGAAGAAAGAGCTGTGCAGTTTCGTGAGTCTCTAATCTAAATCAAGTATATAACTTAACAGATAGTAATATGAAATTAAAATCAAAAAAAAATCCGTTTAGATTAATTTATTGGGATATTAAAAAAACTGAAAAACAGATTTTAAAAAATAATACTCTTTATTGGAAATGGGAAATTAAATGGAATGGCTTAAAATTGCCTTAACCCCAAACTGCGATAATCTCGCAAAACCTCGCAATATTTACTAATTTAGATTTTCACGAAAATTAAGAATAGTGGAATCCTTATTATAGATTAAGAAAAAAGCCTCCCAAATTAATGAAAGGCTTTTTGTTCGTGAAGGTTACGGGCTGGGGAATGTTTACCGAAGTAAAAGCCTTTTTAGTGGCGCAAATAGCTTCACTCCCCGGTGCAAATATACAAAAGTTTTTTAACGAGAACGGCCAGGAATTACCCCAGCCGTTACATAGAAAATTTAAAAAACTAAATACTAATGATGAAACTAAACTACCCCTTTCGGGTTGCTCCTTTGAGAGGGATTGCACCTCTGACGTTGTAAGTTTTACCTTACTGCTATTATACTAATCCTAGCTACAAAGGAAACCCTTTCGGGTTGTTGTAGGTGTGGAGTCGAACCACGGACAGGGTATCTCCCTTTAATTTGCCGTTAAAAATATCCTACAATCATGTTTACAACTTTGTAATAAGTACGATTTATTACTAGGTCTTATCGCATAGCCGATTAACAACTTACGGCATTTTCTTACTTGCATTAACCGTGCCAAACGCAAATTAATTATCTTATTTGCGGTTAGGGGTTAGAAGGGGGCAAACCCGTATCAATATTAATTATCATTTTGCCTTTACAAAGGTTGCAAGTGTGGCTTATTTGTGATGAAGCCCAACTATTTATATCACCAGCTAAATATGTAGGTTTACTAACTAAACCTTGACCCGTGCATTTAGGGCAAATTTGCCAACCACTAGGAGGGTAACATTTTTCTAATTCTGTATTTTCATTTTCCATACTCTTAAAACTTAAATTTTATAACTGTATAAATTATTGACCCATTGAACCGCAATTTTTAACGCAATTTTCAGCCTCAAGTAAATTATTGCAAGTACATTTATCAAATTCTAATTGCAAACCATTCATTTTTATTATCACTTCTTCAAATGCTCTACTTGCGGTGTAGTCTCTACGTTCTAGGATTTCGTTATTAAGCCATTCGCGTAGTTCTTTTAATTGGTTTTTTGGTGTCATTCTATTTGAATTTTAATTTAATTATTCCATAAATTCCTAAGATCAAAACAATTAAACCCCAGCCCGAAAATTTGGTAAACTGATTTTTGCGGTTTTGTTGCCTTAACTTTTCATTATCATTTTCCAAAACTGCAATCTTTATTAAATCTTCATTGTGTTGCTTTTCTAGTGTTTCAATAGTAGTATTCAACTTATTTACCAAGTATTGACTAGGAGGCAAATAAACGGTATCAGTGCGCGAATTATCTATTATAACCTTATTGGTAACTATTTTCGTAACCAAATTATTAAAGGTATCAATCACGGTTACGGTATCGGTAACTTTTAATGTGTCGCGTATCGTTTCCCCTTTTATAAATTTAGGCTCGC